TCAAAGTGACAGAATGACATTATTTCTATAGTAGTTTTTATTTTTTTTTTTATTTTTTTTACCATACATATACACTGGCTATAATACAGCTGCTTCTGCCTTATTCTTGACATAATATTTCCTCATTATTGCCACTTTATCTTCAGCTTCAGCAATAATTTGTAACAGTTTGTCAATCTCACCGGTAATATCGATGTGCTCTGGTATTATTATATTATTTTCATTAAACGATTGTATCTTATACAATGCGTCCTCTATATCTGCTTCATATCTTTTTAGAAGCGTTCTAAACAACATTTCATTCATTTTTTTCCTCCTTTATGTATCGTTTAAGTTCTTTATCTTGTACATTATCGGGCATCCTATTCTTGTAGAATATCTCGTAGCTATCACTACCATATTTACCGATACCAAATAATTCTGTCGCGTCCTTACCATCCCAATTCAGATAATCCTCTGACATCCTCCATATCCTATGTGCCCTGACGTTCTTCATGCCAAGACCCTCCAGCATTGATGCAATGGTATCTTTGTCCGACTCTAACAGGTCTTCTGCTGTTGGAAATCTTTCAAAGAATGATGGTAATAATTTCTTGACCTTTTTACGTCCCGTTTGATTTAGACAGATAACACCGACCATGTGCTGCCATGCGTTTATCACCTGCTGTTGTACCATCAGATCATCACGCACCGAAATCCTCCGCTTTCATTGGTGTTGTTCTCTCTTTCTCGTCGTGTTGTAACTCATGAAACATATCTAATCGTTTTAGAAACTTATGTTTCCAACGTCTTAATTCAAGTCCTTCAACTTTGAACTCTTGATAATATAAGTCAGGCGTGCATACCATGATAACTCCCTGCTCGATTTTACTTCCGTAGACGTAGTCGTGGGCCATGGCGTATGCTGCAATTTGCAAGTAATAATCTTCGATCCATTCTTCCCTCTTCGGACGATTACTTTGTTTGAAGTCAACAACAGTTTCCATGCCATTGTGTATACAAACAAGATCTGTTTGACCTGCGTATAGACCCGGATAGTGTAACGTGACTTCTGACGCAAAATATTCTTCCACTGGCGCAAGACCAATCTCAATAATTTTGTCGGCCATGGGACGCGCCTCTTGTCCGATGCTTGTAAGATCAACACAGCCAGTGCCGAGTACATGATGTTCCAGGAATTTATGCATACAGGTGCCCCGTGCACTAGATACATTCTTGATTCTGTCTGCTTCTGCTTCACCTACTTTTGCCTTCCATTTGGTTAAAAATTCTGTATTTTTGGTGGCTCCTAATATCGTAGTGACGCTAGGAAGTCTAGAAGAATTTATCTCATAAACTCGTTTTCCAGTTCCTTGGTCCGTGATCTGTTTTCCTTGTATATAGTTGTATTTATTATTTTTTTTCAACCCAGATTCTTTACCGATATTATGGTATTCCGCTATATCTTCATCACTCATCATATACTACAACCAATCTTACTTATCGCATTATTATGCATCATAATTAATGTTTCTAGATTTTGTATTCTCTCTTCATAATTCATTATTCTAACCCACACATCTTCTAAATCTATCATTAACATAGCAACAAATGCCATGGTTATAATCAAAGCAAAACAAGATACATATAAAACAAGGTTATCTGAAAATTCATTTCTCATCACTACGCTCTTTTTTATTTTTTAGAGATTGTCTATAACTTTCATCCAAGTCCCTTTGTTCTTGTTGTAACTTACCAAATATACTATCGTAGTTATCACGGTATTTATCATTTACCGGACGTGACTTACCATCCCAGGGTCTATCTTTTTTTTCTGTAGCCATAACCTTTTCTCCTATCACTATATAACTTACACCAAGACCATGATGTTATCTTAGTAGACACACCATTAATCCAATATAAAAATTCATATATTATTTTATCAAACATTTTTAGATCCTATCCATTGTTTATACCACTGCATGTCTACAACATTATCGTCTAATGATTGTATGTTAGGTTCATAGTGATCTATGACTTTTTCTATATCATGTAATTTAACTATAACATGTGGCCATAACAATTTACAAACTGCTAAACAATCTCTAAACGTACAACGCCAACGCCATTGTTTTTTCATGCCTTTAGGCACTTTCTTAGGTCTAACTGTACCAACCATTAACGTTTCATGTACGAGTTCTATGACGTTTTGATCCGTCATAGCAATCTCCATATTAATACGCCAACAATCGTAGGTACCGTTTCTTTTTTTCTCTTTGTATTTTTTGTAGGTAATACAACCCTCACCATCAAATAAACCTGCGATGTATGCTATATCTAAATAATAATTGTTGTTCATCAGTTTAGTTTAGATTTATCATTAGTTGGAGAATTATGAGCATTGATATAAGACTCCACAATTTCGGACTCATCCACATAAAGTTCTCCTTCTGATTCACAAACCCAACATTGATGTATACCAACATCGTCTGAGTGTATTATTTTAACATAACCGTTACCTTTACAGGTATCGCATATTATCGAGTGTCTACGCTTGTTTGAGTTTGCCATTTAATTTTTTCGCTTTCTCGTTTGCTATTGACTCAATGGTTTTACTTATAGATAGTTTCGCATCAGGTAATAATACCTTAGATAGTGCTATCAATTTCTTGTATGTATCGTGTGTTAATGATACATTCCTATATTTAGTTATATCCGTCATTTGACTTCCTTTCATTTAGTTATAATGACTATATAGGAGATTAATATTAAAAGTCAATGACAAAATTTATTTTATTAATGGTGGTTTGCAGCGGGATTCCTGGTAATGAATGTAACCCAATACCCACACCTATATACGAATTTGAAGAATACCATGAATGTATTATTTATGGTTATGATCATTCTAGTCAGATGTTAAAATCATTAAACCCAATGACCATTAATGAATTTGAAATGTTTACTGCTTTCGATTGTAAAGAACAAAGCACTATTTGACAATGTGTCTAAATTGTGTTACCGCTAAAGTTCTCACCACAATCAAACCTATCCATCACTCTCTCTTTGGATAGGTGTATTCATATCAAACCAGCTGCTTTCCGTGCACGTACTCACAGCCGGCCAAACTCCAGGTCCCTACCCTTGCAGGTCATCGGTAACGTACAGGGAAATGCCATTGGCAAGATTTGGACGCCCTTGAGCTTTCAGTTCAATTTTGTATACAACCGTAAAAGTTACCACTACCATCGTTCATTACATGAGCGTTGATAAAATCATTATACGTTGTTAGTTTCAGTCTTATAATATCACACAGATCAAACAGATCTAATTCGTTTGCCACTAATGACATATGTTCCATCATCTGCTTTGTTAACGGAACTAACTGATACATTCCATCGTTCAATATTATAAGATCCATATTCTTTTACTTTCTTGTACCAAAGATTTTTAAGCTTTGGGTCTTTTGTTTTGTTGTACTCGATTGCTATCTTGTCTAAGTCGTCTATTTGCTTCCCCATATGTTGTACCTAGGTTAATTATTTTTTTTATACTTTTTGCTTTCAACTCTGCATCAACACCATAAGATCTCCATGCTTTTTTCATTAGATTAAGTTCTAATAAAAATGTAGACCACTGACTTTGTGATGCACCTGTTACATTTATTGTTACTGTTTTCATATTTTTTCCTTTCATTCTTTCTATATAGGATATTAGATGATATTTGTCAAGCCCTAACGGCCTTGGCCATTATATTTTTTAAATTGGCGTCTTTTGTGTTTATTCATTTTTGTAAGACTAGGGTTCCTACCTATATTTGTTTTATGAAAAACTGGCTCGTGCTCTATCTTAGAGTACATTCCTTTAGATTTTTTAGCCATCTTTCCATTCTTTTACAAAAGGATCTGCACCTGCAGGTTTGGTGATATGTGGTAGATAAGTTATTTTACCATTAATGTGTTGATGTAAATCTGCCCCACAATTCATACATCTATACAATTCATTCGTAAGTCCGACTAACATTGTAAATTCATCACATGTTGGACACTGACCATTTACAATTTCTGCTGATACTTTCATTAGTTTGATAGTGGGTTTTTTGTACTAACTTTTATTTCTTCTATTTGTACTTTTAGTAATTCTATTTCTTTTTTATTTATTAATGTAGATGTGTGTGAGTGTTCTTCATGGTTATGATCTGCAACTTCATGAGTGTGTGATGTATCAGCATTTTCTAAGGCAGATACTTTTTCTTCTAATACAGCTATGTCTGCTGACCAATCCTTACCACCACTTGCACTTTCTAATGCATCTAATTTGGTTGTAATCTCACCATACTTTACAAATCCGCCACCAATTGCTGCAATGACACCAAGTAAAGCTGCTACACCTGCTAATTGATTTTTAATTTTATCCATTTTTAAGTACCTCTAACTCCAATAAGATTTGTTGTTTTCTTGTATTAATCTCTTGAAGCTTACGTGCTTTAATATCCATCTTATCATTTTGAATATAAGTTGCAAGACTCTTATCTGCATAAATTAACCTATTATCCATAAGGTTTAATTGATCTAAATATATATCTTTTGGCTTATAAAAAGAAGTTGCTTGATACTGGTCGAGTGATTCTTGCTGACTAGTCATAGCTTGTAATTTAATTATATTTTTTATTTGTAGATTTTTAGATATATTTTTTATATCCTTGTCCACTTTTTCCATTACTCTTGCAAGGTTTTTAACGAGAGCTTTTTTCTGTTGTATAGCTTTTTGCTCTTTAATCTTTTTGGTTTGAATAGCGGACTTCTTAGGAGTCTTGCTAACAAGTTTCTTTTCTTTAACTTCTTTTTTCTTTTCATCGTTTGCTTTTACCATCTTCGTAGGTTTCTCTTCAACAGATTCTTCTTCAGCCATTTCTGTTGGCTCTTCTTCTATCATCTCTTCTTCAGCCATTTCTGTAGGTTCTTCTAATATTTCTTCTTCTAATATTTCTTCTTCTATCATTTCCTCTTCTTGTGGAAAAGATTCTGTTACCATGGCTGGTTTTTCTTCTATCATTTCTTCTTGTGGAAAAGACTCTGTTATCATTGGTGGCTCTTCTTCTATCATCTCTTCTTCTTGAAATGTATCTGTCATCATAGGTGGTTTTTCTTGTATTATTTCTTCTTCCTCCGGTGGCATCATTGGTAAGAATGTTGCAACTATTTCATTTGATTCTTCGTATACTTCTTCCATCATGACATCATCAGCAAACATAACTATAGGTCCTTCTTCCATTGCCATACCTTCTGACTCCATTATAAACTGTGGTTCAAACTCCATAAAAAATTCTTCTACAAACTCTTCTGCAAATTGAAACGTTTCCATCTCCATCTCCATTGGCATTTCCATTTCAAACTGTGGCTCTTCATTAAATGTAAAGTTTTCTTCAAAAAAGAATTCTTGCACATCATCAAAGACTTGATCATCTAAATTTCCTAAATCATCTTGAACCTGATCTAAAGAATCAGATGCATCTTGATTTAATACAGTGTCATCGTAAGTCATTGTAAGAGCTGCACCTAATAAATTGGGACCACCTCGTTGACCTGAACCTGTATTATTATCTGTACCACTCCAAGACCAATCAACCTTGTTTGATCCATGGTTATTATAAATTACTTGATCATTATACTGTCCACAGTTTTCAGCTTGACCTCCAGAGTTTGATCCTGGGTATCCGTTACAGTTTCCTTGAAATCCTACTACCTCTGTTCTTGTTTGTGTAGTTGTAGATAAAACATTACCTAATGAATCTTTTAATTCTATTGTGACTGTGTGTGAGTCTGCATTACCTGATCTACCTTCACAGTTACCTGGTTGACTATCACAGTTTGCAACATCAACATAACTATTTAAAGTTATACCATTGTCTAACATCTCTTGTGTTCTAGTATTATTAGTTAAAGGTATGTCATTCGCAGAAAGTGTGGCTGTGCCAGTGACTTCAAAGTCACCACCAACACTATACTTGTATCCACAATTAGCTTGCGATGCTGGGCACGTTACATCAAATCCATTTAATGTTGAACCATTTGTTACAGTGCCAGAACCACCTGGATTAATTTGTTCTGTAGATGTAGATCCCCAATCTACACCGTCACCTGCGTTTGGTAGTAAATTACCTGTTGTAATACTATCAGCTTGTGCTGCAGTAAATAAAAATAAAAAAGGTATTAACCATCTCATTCTAATATAAGTTTTTTAATTGATTTAGATCCGTCGATGTTTAACTCGAGCTCAGCCATGCTCTTGATGCATTGGTACTTGACATTACTATTAGCTTTTAACTGACGTTTAGCAACACGAGATCCTTTTAAACACTCAGACATTGAAGTTTGAATACGTGCTTCCTTGATCTCACCCCCTACTATCATAAGTAAAGCTATAATTAATTCTGACATTAGTGTGCACTCTTTCCATTGGCTCTTACTTTGTCTTTTAAATCTTCAATATCAGCTAATGCTTTGTCTAATTGTTCTCTTAAAAATTCTATATTAACTTTATTAGTCATATTCATCTCTTGAGTTTCTTCCATTTTCTCCACGGACTTGTAAAGATCTTCCAATAAAAAATGTTGTTCCTGGTCTACGGGTACCTGTTCAGATTTTTTAAGTAAATCATTTTCAAATAACTCACGCGAAGTCTCCAACGATACTAGTCTTGCCGTCAGCTCTGTGTATGCGAACACACCCATTGCAACTAAAATTATTAAAGAGGCCACGGTTTTCATCGGCATTTGTACTGCTGCCTCCTCTGATATGTTTAATGTTTTTTTATTCATTTCTTTCTCCTACCCATGTAATGATCTCCAGGTTCATAATCCCATTTTTTACCATGATGCCCTCTTATATCTGCATACCACATTCTTAATCGAACAATCCATTTTCTAACTGGCCTAGGCATCTTCCTTCTTTTTCTTTTTACATTGACAACGTGGACCCGAAAGTCTTGTTGCAATAGCTTCACACAAACGATCTAGACCACTAAAAAAATTATATAAAAATTTATCTATCATTTAGGATTTTTCCATTCTTTCATTTTTTGAGCTTTTTCTAATCTTTTTGTTTCTTCTTCTTTAATTTTATCCATTTTTTCCATTTCTTTTGTAATTCTTTTTTGTTCTGCAATATCAGCTTTTTCTCTATCTTTCATACGTTTGACATATGTGGTATAATCAGGTCTTTCATGATCATACTTACCCCATAGTTGTTTAGCTTCTTTACCAATTTTACCATCTATTGGACATGGTGTGCCTGCTTGAATCATAGACTCAAACACTCTTTCGTCTTGACATAAAATAGCCACAGCTGCAACTTTCATACCAAAGTCATTAAGTATTCTAGCAA